TGAAAACTGCTGGGACTGGTTGTTAATCGAAGGTGCAAACCTCGCAGGAGTTGACAAGGTGAGCTACGATGACCGCAAGGCGTGGGTAGCAGAGAACGAAGCACAAATCATGGCTGTTGTCAATAATCCTAAAGGTGAATTATGGTGGGCAAACCAAGATTCCCCATGTCAATTCTTAGCATGGTGCTTTGAATATGCACGTGCGAAAGAGTGGAAGAACACACATAATGATTCCATAGTAGGTTTTGTGTGTGGCTTGAATATCGCTTTTGACGGAACGTGCTCTGGCTTGCAGCATTTTTCAGCGATACTGCGTGACCCTGTAGGTGGTCAAGCTGTTAACCTTATTCCTGGTGATAAACCTAGCGATATTTATGGTATCGTAGCTGAAAAGGTTAACAAGGTGCTTGAAAAAGATATGCTGAGCGGAACACAAGATGAAGAAGCTACCGACAAGCAAGGCAGAACGTACACCAAGCACGGAACACGTAGCTTGTCAAGTATTTGGTTAGCTTTTGGTGTAACACGTAAAGTAACCAAGCGTAGCGTAATGACACTTGCATACGGCTCTAAAGAGTACGGATTCCGTGACCAGATTTTAGAGGACACAATCAAACCCGACGTAAACTTGAATGGTGAAAAGTCTGTGTTTGCAGGATGTGACTTTCAAGCTGCTGGTTATCTCGCTAAGCTCATTTGGGAAGCGGTAGGAACTACTGTAATTGCTGCTGTTGAAGGTATGAAGTGGTTGCAGACCTGTGCAAGAAAAGTAACCAAACATGACCAGGTTGTGTCCTGGACTACTCCTATGGGACTGCCTGTGCAGCAAGCCTACATGAAGCAGGAAGTGCAAACCATCTTCACTCGCTGTGCAGGTAAGCAGATTCGCTTGTATAGTGCAGAGAATACCGGAGTAATCGACAACAGAAGTCAAGCGTCTGGTATTGCTCCTAACTTTATTCATAGCATGGATGCAGCACATTTACAGTTGACAATTTGTAATTGTTATGATATGGGGATTCGTCATTATGCTATGATTCACGATTCCTATGGTGCGCCATTAGCACAAGCACAACTCATGTATGACACAGTACGTGAGAGCTTTATTCAGATGTATACTGATAACGATGTATTTCAGAATTTTCTGGATGATATGGAACTTCTTGCTGACGAGAAATTACCGAAGATTCCGAAAAAAGGAACACTTGATATTAATGTTGTTAGAGATTCAAAGTACATCTTCTGCTAACAAATGTCCACTGTACGTAACTGACACACGGATAGAAGAAAGAGAACAATATGTTAACCATAAGATACCTATAAGTTAATCTTTTATTGTGTTAATAAAGATAATAACTATAAGTTATCTATAAGTTATCATATTGTTTTCTTTATGTATTAATCAAAAGAACTTAGGAGGATGACAAAATGGATTTAAAAGTCGGTGAAACTTACGTAATGAAAAAGGCAGAAACTAGCTCTGATGGTGGTATCACTTATCTGAAAAAGGGTACTCCTGTACGCCTGGTGTCTATTGGCAGCAGCCGTGTACTTGTCCAAGACCTTTCTGACGATGCTTTGACGGATGGTATCTGGTCGACGTATGCTGACAACCTTGTAACAGAAGAAGAGTATGATGCTATGGTAGATGACGAAGAACCCGAACCGATTAAACTTGAAGAGGGTGCTATCTACGTTATGAAGCGTGCTGAGGTCAGCGGTGACGGCTTGCGCACATACATCAAAAAGGGTGCTAGAGTTCGTATCGAATCTTTCGGTACTCTGAGTGTATTGGTGAAAGACCTTTCAGAGGATGCGCTTGATGATGATGTATGGATGACCAACCCAGACGCTCTGATGCCCTTAGAGGACGCTTTAGAGGTTGGTGAAACATATTATATGGGCAAGGCAGAAACTAATTCCAGAGGGGACGTTACGTTCCTTAAAAAGGGTGCTATCGTTCGCCTAGAAGTATGGGGAAAGAACAGAGTGGTTGTACAAGACCTTTCCGATGATAAGAGTGGTGATGGCTGCTGGTACACCAACCCGGAATACCTTGTACCTATTGACAAGCCGGAAGGCAGTGCTGCTCGTGAAGAGGTTGAAGCAGAAGTTGCAGAAAAGAACAAATGCGTTGCGCCTGTTGTTCCTCTGGAAGATATGGTTGTAGTTAAGAATAAACATTATGTATCTGAACATCAACCTATTGAAACCATGCAGTCCAATATGACGCATGATGAAATGATTGGATTCCTTAAAGGTAATATTATCAAATACGCATGCCGTTGCGGTAAGAAAGATGAACCTTTGAAGGAAGCTGAGAAGATTAAACAATATGCTGAGTGGCTTTGTATTGTCCTCTCTGGTGGCACGATTGACCCTCGTAGCTAACTGACACACGGATAGAAGAAAGGAGGGCATTAAGATATGCCAAGAAAAACAAGTACAACTTTAAAAATGGGTGTTAAGCTCGTAAACGATTTTGCGAAGCTCCCACAGAAGGCAAGCGAAGCTGCTGCCTGCTATGACATTGTGTTACCAGATGATGTGTACATTGCTCCACACACAACTAAACTTGTAGGTACAGGTTTGGTGTTTGATATTCCGCAAGGTTATCGTGTGGATGTGTTTCTGCGTAGCTCTGTTGCTGCGAAAACTATGGTACGCCTGGCGAACGCTGTTGGTAAGATTGACTGTGACTACACAGGTGAAATCAAGCTGTTGCTGGAGAACACAGGTGGTGTACCTGTAAGATTCTACCAGGGTGAGCGTGTTGCACAATTTGAAATTAATAAGGTGACTGATGTTTCCTTAGAAGAAGTTGATAATGTAAAAGTTACTGAACGTGCTGATGGAGGTTTCGGAAGCACAGGTAAATAATCGAGTATTAATACTCAATTTGAAGAGGAGGATGAAAACTCATGGTATTAAAAATCGGTGATAAAGTACGTTGTATTCACAGTGATAAGTACAGAAAACTTGACGGAAAATTTGGTACTGTTGTAGAAGTAGAAGGCGATATCGTCGGTGTGGAATTTGATGAAGAGATTGATGGACACACCCTGGGTGGTTTAGCACGTATGGGACACGGCTGGTATTTGCTGAGCTATCACCTGGAATACATTGGACGTAATGATGCTCATACAAAAATTATTATTATTACTGTTGAAGGTAAGACCACCCTGGCTAAACTGATGAAGGGTAGAGTATGTGTAGCAGAAGCGAAGGCTAAATGCTCCCCTTATGATGCGTTCGACCCTCTGGTTGGCGCACAGATTGCCTTGCAGCGTCTTGTTGAGCAACGTGGCTCTAAATTTGTAGTTAACTCTAAGATGTTTAATGATGTTGAAGTGATTTAAGAAAAGGAGAATGAAACAATAATGGCTATTCAAAATTATGTAACTTGCAAAGGTAAAGCAATTTATCCCCACCTGCGTACCCCGGATATGTTTGAAGGTAATGACTTAGGCTTTACCATCCGTCTGATGCCCTCTGTTGAGGATGCACAGAAATTTGAGGAGTTCCTGCTGCGTGAACTGGACAAAGCTGCTGCATTGCCGGAGTTTGCTGGTAAGCGTCTGAACGCTCCTAATGCTCTGATTGGTATGGGTGAAACCAAAGAGGGCGATACTGTGTTTAAATTCAAGACCAAATCCTCTTATCGTACTAAGAGTGGGGACATTATGAATCGTGTTGTTCCCATCTATGATTCCCAGGGTAAACCCTTGCCGAAAAATGTCGATATTGGTCATGGGTCTATTGTAAAGGTTGCTTTCTCTATTCAGCCTTACTACAAGACTAAAACTATCAGAGGTCTGACTTTGTATCTCAATGCTGTTCAAGTCCTGGAACTTGTTGAGCGTGGTGATGCTGATGCTGCGTCCTTTGGTTTTGGTGCTGAGGAAGGTGGCTATGTTGCCCCGGCTGTTCCGAATGAGGATGAAGATGAGATTCCGTTCCTTAATAACACGGAAGGAGCTGACTTCTAATAGCTACCTCTAAGGCAGCTTTTAGTAGACGTGGTGGTTACCACACGATTCACTCCACGTATCGCAGCGGTTTAGAAGATAACATTGCTGAACAATTAAAAAATGCAGGAGTAAAGGCAGCGTATGAAAACTATATGCTGCCTTATACTATTCCTGCAACTAAACACAAATATACCCCAGACTTTGTGTTACCGAATGGTATCATCGTGGAAGCAAAGGGTATCTTTGATGTGGCAGATAGGCAGAAACACATCCTAGTGAAGAAGCAATATCCACACTTAGAAATTAGATTTGTGTTTAGTAACCCAAAAACAAAACTCTATAAAGGCAGTAAAACAACTTATGCTATGTGGTGCGAAAAGCATGGCTATAAGTACGCAAAAGGCTACATCCCCGATAGCTGGTTACACGATAAACATCACTACTCCCTGGAAGGTTTAGAGAGCAAATGAGTGTGATTGAGTTCCGTAAAAGGGAAGCTACTGAGCATATTGTGGTTCTTATTAAAGACACCTGCTGTGTGTCTTATGAATCCTTTTATAAGTTCCGTAGACGTATGGGTGAGCTTGATGCAGGTGTCCATTACTTTGTGGATGCTGATGGTACTTTGCACGTAGCACGTAAAGATGACTGTGTTGCAGGTTGGGAACACAACGATAATACTTCTGTGTACATCCTAGCTCAAAGTAACACAAAGAAACTAACAAGTAGTCAGCGATATGCTTTATCGCCTTTACTTACTGATTTAACTAAAAGATACCCTAATGCAAAGATAACTGAAAGGACTGAATAATCATGGATAACGCCAGTGAAATTGTTGCAGCACACCAACCTTGTCCAGATTGCGGAAGCCACGATGCGCTGGCTGTGTATTCTGATGGTAGTACCTATTGTTTTTCGTGTGAAACAGCACATCAAAATGTAACTGACACACGGATAGAAGAAAGAAAAGTTGTTGGTCATAACTTAATTCCTCCCTCTGATATGACCTTTGAACCTCTTAGAACGAGATGTATCGAAGAAGCAACGTGCCGTAGATATGGTTACTATGTAACTAACTACAATGACCAACCCTGTCAAGTCGCTTGTTATTATGATGACAACGGAAACATGGTGGGTCAGAAGTTGCGTTTTAAGGATAAGCATTTTGCTGTCCTTGGTAAAATCTCTAAGAGGTTCTTTGGTCAACATCTTTTCAATAGTGGTAAAAGATTGGTTGTCACAGAAGGTGAGATTGACTGTCTGACTGTTTCTCAAATTGGTGGTAATCGTTACCCTGTTGTATCTATACCGAATGGTTGCACATCCGCTAAGAAAATCTTCAATGAGAACCTTGAATGGCTCAGTAACTTTGAAGAAGTGATTGTGATGTTCGATATGGACGAACCAGGAAGAAAAGCTGTTGAGGATGTGTGTCGCATTTTGCCCTATGGCAAACTTAAAATAGCTAACCTACCACTGAAAGACCCTAATGAGTGCTTGCAGGAACATCGTGCAGGAGCTGTTCTTGATGCAATTTTCCAGGCAAAATCATACCAACCAGATGGAATTATCAATGGTGATGAGCTGTGGGAAGTGTTGCGTGATGAACCGGACACAGAGCAAGGTTTTTCTTTGCCCTGGGATATTCCGTTGCAAGAGAAAACACAAGGCTTACGCAAAGGTGAGCTTATTGTAATAACTGCTGGTACAGGTGTAGGTAAGACCACATTTGTACGTCAAATTGCCTATCATTTAGGTGTCAACTTGAACCTAAAAGTTGGTATGTTGATGCTCGAAGAAAACATCAAAAGAACTGCTAAAGGACTGATGGCTGTCCATGCAGGTAAAAGGTTGGCATTGAACCGCCACCTCGTTACCGACGAAGAATACGAACAAATCTACAAGGAAACACTTGGTAATGGTAACTACGTGTTCTTTCAACATTTCGGAAGTCTTGAAGCAGACAATTTGATGAGTAAAATCCGCTACCTTGCTGTTGCTGAACAGTGTGACTTCATTGTGTTAGACCACATCACTATTGCTATTAGTGGTTTGGATATTGACAATGAGCGCAAAGCGACTGACGTTCTGATGACCCAACTGCGTTCTCTCGCTGAGGAAACAGGTGTGGGAATGTTGATTATCAGTCACTTGAAGCGTGTTGAAGGTACACCAGCCGAAGAAGGTGGCGCAATATCTCTTAGTCATCTACGTGGTTCACAAGGTCTTGCACAGCTCTCTGATGGCGTGTGGGCGTTGGAGCGTAACCAACAGGATGATGATGAAAACAAGAAAAATACTGTGAGGATTCGTGTGTTAAAAAGTAGACACACAGGTGAAACTGGTATTGCAGGTTATCTAAGGTATGACAAAGAAACTGACCGCCTGGAATCAACCGAAGCACCCAGAAGTATCAATCCTTTTGAAAGTGGTGATGTAGATGAAGAAGGTGACTTCTAAAAACACAAATAAAAGAAAACAACACTATCGTAAAAGCACATTCAAACTTGCTGAGTGTGTTTCAATGATGGACTTATTGGAAGCTGACGCTGAACACGTTGGCTTATTTTTCTATGTAGCTGATAAAGTCATGGAGGTTAGAGAACATGAAATTGCCCGTTGTGAACGTAACAGTTAGCATGAACGAACTACCGAACCATATCGCCGTTGCTGTTGAATTTGGTAACTGCAAACAGAAGTGTCATGGTTGCCACAGTGAGTGGTTATCTATTCCGTTGCCTAAGAAATCCTGGATGGAATTAGAGGACTTGATGTGTCTGATTAATAAACAGGTGAAGCAAGGTGCTGATGCTATTGTGTTGATGGGTGGTACTAATAATGGTGTTGAGCCTAAAGAGCTGATTGAAGCTATCAACATTCTGTCCCATTATGCTCCTGTTGGTTTGTACTCTGGCTTGCCTGTCCATGCAGCTATCCATGAAAGACTTAAAGATGACGATGTGAAACTATCGTTCTTAAAAGTTGGTGACTACAAAGCTAAGTTAGGTGGTTTAACATCGCCTGGTACTAATCAACGCTTTTACCAAAAGAATGGTGAAGGTGTATGGGAAGATATTACGTTCCTATTTTGGAAGGATTAAATTGAGTATTAATACTCGATTCTAAGAAGGAGGATTGATAATGGATATTAATAAGAAAATTGATTTCATTCACAATTTTATTAGAGCGTCCAATCCTGCTACTGGCAGCGAGGTTGATAGTAACGCTAATGTTACTGTTAAATCACTGGCGGTAATGGAAGCGGAACTCTTTAAGCGTGATTTTATTGATGTGAACAGAGCTATGGTGATGCAAAAGCTGGAAACCATGTATGGTTATGATGTGGCTAAACAATATTATAACGATATTAAAGACCACCTCATCTACATCCATGATGAAACTAGCTTGCGTCCTTATTGTGTTTCTGTATCACTCTATCCGTTCCTGTTAGAAGGCACGAAGAATCTTGGTGGTACTTCTAAAGCACCCACAAACCTGCAAAGTTTCTGTGGTAGCTTTGTGAATCTAATCTACCAGATTGCTAGTGACTTTGCCGGAGCTGTTGCGACTGTTGAGTTCTTGATGTATTTCGATTACTTTGCTCGCAAGCAATATGGCTATGGTTATCTTGCACATCACTACAAAGAGATTGCACAAGAATTTCAAGGTGTTGTATACGCCATGAATCAACCTGCTGCTGCTCGTGGTAGTCAGTCTGTGTTCTGGAACATCTCTGTGTTTGATAAAGGGTACTTTGAGTCCCTGTTCGGAGAGTTCTATTTCCCAGATGGTTCTAAACCAGATTACACAAGTGTGAAGCGTTTGCAGGAAGTGTTTATGTATTGGTTTACAAAAGAGCGCACTAAGGAACTGCTGACTTTCCCTGTGCTGACTGCTGCATACCTTGTGGACAAGGAAACACGTAAGCCTATTGATATTGGCTTTGAATATTTCATTGCTAAGTCGATGAGTGATGGACTGAGCTTTTTCCACTATGAATCTGATAGTGCAGATAGCCTTGCGTCCTGCTGTCGACTGCGCAATGAGCTTGCAGATAACACATTCTCTTACACCCTTGGTGCAGGTGGTGTGTCTACTGGTAGCTATCAAGTAATTACCATTAACTTTAACAGACTGTATCAACGTGGGTACAGTTTGATTGATGTGGTTCAGAGAGTGCATAAGTATCTTATGGCTTTCCGTGCTATTGTTTCTGAGTACATCGAAGCTGGTTTGCTGCCCTCTTATAGCGCAGGTTATATTAGCTTAGATAAACAGTTTGGTACTATTGGTATCAATGGTGCTCTTGAATCCTTTGAGTACCTGCGTACTACTGGCTACAAAGGTTCTTTCAAAGAACACTTGCAGCAAGACCTGTCAATCATTAAGGCTCTCAATAAAGAAGCACTGACTCAGTATGGTGTTCGCTTTAACACAGAATTTGTTCCGGCTGAGAACCTTGGTGTGAAGAACGCCAAATGGGACAAAGAAGATGGACTGTATGTTCCTCGTGATTGCTACAACAGCTACTTCTATCCTGTTGAGGACACTAAGATGACTGTGTTGGATAGACTTGATGCTCACGCTTGGGATGTTTCTCAGTTCCTTGATGGTGGTGCTGCTTGTCATCTTAACTTGGAGCAACTGCCATCCCCACCGCAAGCGGTAAAACTTATTGAGCTTGCAGCGAAGAAGGGTGTTCCTTATTGGACTACCAATGTACTGTGTACGATTTGTAAAGACTGTGAACGAATTGACCCTGTAACACGTCAGACCTGCAAATACTGTGGTTCTAAGAACCTCGATTATGGCACACGTGTTATTGGTTACTTGAAGCCTATTTCAAGTTTTTCTGAGGGTCGACAAAAGGAAGCAGCTATGCGTTCCTATATGAAAGGAGTTTAAATAATGCTTGAAATTCTATCTTATCTTGTGAAAGTTCTTACTGACCTGCTGTTCTGGATGCAGAACAAAGAGCAGGATGCAGCGGTTCGCCGTATCGCAACTATCAACAAAGTCATCAACGCTTACGCAAAGAGCATTGAGCGTTTGGAGAAAGAAAGAGAAGAAGTAGAAAAGAAATATTTTTCTGAGGGTGAATAATCATGCTTGCCTTTTTCGATATAGAAACCAATGGGTTGTACTATGACGTAACAAAGGCACATTGCATGGTAATCATCTTTGATGACAATGAAAAATTGACCACTAAGAAATACCGCCCTAATGAAGTGGAGCAAGGTGCAAAAGACCTGCTTTCTGTGCTTCAAAAGGGTGGTTTTATTATTGGTCACAATGTTATCAACTACGATATTCCTGTTCTTGAAAAACTGTTTCCAACATCTTTCGTGTTACCTCGTGAACTCAGACCGCAGGTGATTGACACCCTTGTGCTGTCACATTTGATGTTCAGTGACATTGCCGATAAGGATTATGGACTTGTCCGTTCCAACAAGCTACCTGCTAAACTGATTGGTTCACATAGCTTGAAGGCTTGGGGTTACCGCTTAGGTGAACTCAAAGGCACTTATAGTGAGGAAACGGAAGATGCTTGGGCAGACTTCAATGAGGATATGTTGTCCTACAATGAGCAGGACGTTGTTGTAACACGTGCCCTGTACAACTATTTCAACACAATAAATTACCCTCCTGCAGCTATCACTCTGGAACATGAAGCTCAGTGGCTGATGGCGCAACAGGAGCGCAATGGCTTTACTTTTGATGTGTTCAAAGCACAAGAATTAGAGCTTAAATTACGTGGTCGACACGCTGACTTGAAAGCAATGTTGGTTCAGAAGTTACCACGTATTCCAGATAAAATCTTTATTCCGAAGCGTGATAACAAACGTCTTGGTTACAAGGCTGGCGTTCCGATTCAGCGGTATAAAGATTTGAACCCCAATAGTCGCCAACAGATAGAGTGGATAATCACACAGCACTTTGGTTACAAACCGAACAATGCTGAACTCTTTGAAGCTGAGCGATTGAAGATTGATGATATTACCTTTGCGTACATCAAAGCTGATTTAGATGCACCTGCTGAACTGCGTGAGATTGCTGGTGTCATGGAAGAATACTTGATGCTCTCTAAGCGTCTTGGGCAACTTATTGACGGCAAGTGGGGTTGGCTTAAATGTGTTCGTGAAGATGGACGTATTCATGGTTGTGTTAACCCCTGTGGAGCTGTCACAGGTAGAGCAACGCATAGTAGTCCTAATGTAGCACAAGTTCCTGCTGTCGGTAGTCCTTATGGTCACGAGTGCAGAGAACTGTTCACTGTGCCTACCGGGTGGTATCAAGCTGGCGTGGATGCTAGTGGTTTGGAGCTGCGTTGTTTGGCGCACTTTATGTACCCATATGATAACGGAGCATATGCTCACGAGATTCTTAATGGTGACATACACACCGCCAATCAGAAAGCAGCAGGTCTACCAGAGCGAAATCAAGCAAAGACGTTTATCTACGCCTTTTTGTATGGAGCTGGGGACGAGAAGATTGGCAAGATTGTTCATGGTGATGCAAAGGATGGCAAGAGGTTGAAGAAAGAGTTCCTTTCTAAAACACCTGCTATTGCTGAACTGCGAGCTGCTATTGAGAATACTTTGGTTGCACAGAAAGGTTTCAAAGGTGAAATCAAAAAGTGGAAACGCAAGTATCTAAAAGGTTTGGATGGTAGACCTTTGCACGTCAGAAGTCTACACAGTGCCTTGAATTTATTGTTGCAATCCGCAGGTGCGTTAGTTTGCAAAAAGTGGATTGTGTTAACCGAACAAAACCTGCTGAAGCGTGGTTTGAAACATGGTGAGGATTTCTTGTATATGGCGTGGGTGCATGATGAAATGCAGATTGCTTGCCGTACAAAAGAGATTGCTGAGATTGTTGTTGAGGAAGCGCAGAACTCTATGCGTGAAGCACAACAATACTATGGTTTCAGAGTGCAGCTTGATACAGAAGGAAAGATTGGTAAGAACTGGTCTGATTGTCATTGAGTATTAATACTCAATTTTTTTTTTTATTTAAGGGAGGATTTAATGAAAATTCTTGTAGCGTGTGAAGAAAGTCAAAGAGTGACTATTGAATTAAGAAAGCTCGGACATGAAGCATATAGTTGTGACATTATTCCTTGTAGTGGGGGCACCCGGAATGGCACTTGCAACAGGATGTTACACCTTTGTTAAAAGAAAAGTGGGATATGATTATTGCCTTTCCACCTTGCACTCATTTAGCTGTGAGCGGTTCTCAGTGGTTTGCACAAAAAAGAGCTGATGGTAGACAGCGAGAAGGTATTGAGTTTTTCTGTAAATTTTTAACTGCGAACTGTGACAAGGTTATCATTGAGAATCCAATTGGTATTATCAGCGGAGATTATATTAAAACATGGTTTCCAGATTTAGCTGAGAAATATGGCTTACCCATTAAACCTACTCAAATCATTCAACCCTGGATGTTTGGGGATAACCACTCTAAAAGTACGTGTCTTTGGTTAAAAGGTGTTAAACCTTTAGTACCTAATGTGACTGAACAGCCGGAGCTTGAATGGTTTGAGTGGATTGATAGTAAGACTGGTAAGAAGAAAAGGCAACCTAAATGGTATTATGAAGCCTTTAAACTTTCCCCGTCTGAAAGAGCAAAAGCACGTAGCAAGACCTTTAAAGGCATTGCGAAAGCTATGGCAGAGCAATGGGCAGGGAGCGTGTAAATTATGAAAAAGAACAAAACAAATAAGGGTGGCATTTGTTGCCCTAAATGTCAGCAGAAGCTCCTAAAAGAAGCATATGTTGACATAGTAATCACTTGTTCCTGTGGTCATCAACTGAAAGTGAGAGGTACACAATGTTTAGTTTCCCAACAATCCTGTTTGTAATTTGCACAGCCTACACAGCAGCCTTTGATGAATGTGGGAAAACCGATGGTATAACAGCTAGTGGTCATCCTGCTATTCAAGGTGTCACTGTGGCGTGTGATGGTTTACCACTTGGCACTGAGGTGGTCATTGATGGTAACACATATATTGTTCAAGACCGCTTTGGTGCTGGTCATGGTAAGCACCGCATGGATATTTACATGGAACAAAAAGCGGATGCCTTTAAGTTTGGCAGACAAGTAAAAATTGTGGAGGTTAAAAATGGTAAAACAAAAACACAGCAACAACGAAGTCTATTTGATTCGCAAGGGAGCAAAAGTTACTTTCCCTATTGTTAAGCTGAGTCCGATTCGCTTGCAAGGCAAAATCAATCGTATTCGTGTTGAGATTGAGGGAACTGATAAGAAGATGTATCTGGTAGACCCCTCTGATATTTTAATTGTAGATGAAGAAGGAGGACTGACGTTCAATGTCAACAGCAACACTTGTATCAGTAACGCCTAATTACATGGAGCTTTTGAAGCTCGCTTGTAGTAAACCTTATGGAAACGATGTGTCCGACAAAGGTATACAACATATCATTGATAGTGGTCACTTGTCTGTATTGGAACACTGCTACGCTTCCTTTGAGGTTGAGTGTTCCGTGCGTGTATTAGGTCAGCTTACACGTCACCGCCACTTGTCCTTTACCTGTAAGAGTGCAAGAGGTAGTAAATTTGATGTAGTGGAACAACCGCATTTTGAATTTGCGACTGATGCTTCTACGTTTGAATATTTAAGTAGAATTGCTCTCGTTCCATACAACCTCGCACTTGAAGAAGGTATAGCGGAGCAGGATGCAGCCTATTTGTTACCGCAAGGTGCTAGTACATCTATTGTGGTCACTGGTAACTTCCGTGCTTGGTTTGAATACCTGCCGAAACGCCTGTGCAAACGTGCAATGCCGGAGCACAGGGAATTAGCTGGGCAGATTCACAAAGAGTTAGCAAAAGCTGTTCCAGAAGTGTTCGATAGAGGTTTTATGAATTGTCTTAACTGTAATGAAAGGAGCTGTGAGTTTAAATGAAACTTGCTTTGAAGATTGGTTTAGGTGTTATCGCTGCTATTCTTTTTGTTTACGCTATGTACGCTGCTGTTATCCTCAGTGGTCTGTACTTCTTGATGAAACTCTTTTTCTAAGATTGTGAGGTAATAACTGTGAAAGTAAAAGAACATTTAACTAACACAGCCGATAAGTTTGGCTATGAAATCAACAAAGACCGCTTACCGCTGCTTACTGAGAAGTTCCGTAAGCAAGTGGAGAAGTATGGTGATATGTACTGCCCCTGTCAGAACACACAGACTCGTGATACTGTGTGTCCCTGTAAGTATATGCGTAAGTATGGTGCTTGCCGTTGCGGACTGTACAAGGAGATTAAAGAGTGAGTTTAGATGTGTGTAAACTCGTAGGCAGAGATAAGCGTCATTTGGTGCAACTCTGCCTACCTTATGAAAAACTGAAAGGTACATTGAAGTTCCCTGTGTTGGCAAGTGAGAAACTTGATGGTGTCTTTGCATTTGCTATCTCTTTGGATAACGAGTGTCACATTTTTAGTCGCACAGGTGAAGAATATGTTTCCCTTAGCCATCTAAAAGAACCTCTTCTTGCTCTCTCAAATGAGCTTCAATGTGAGGTCATTATCTTTGAAGCATACGCTGAGGGTGTACCACAACCTACTATTAGTGGCTGGTGTAGAGATACCAAGAAACAACACTTAGAGGTTGAAGCATACATCCATGATGCAATGACTTTAGATGAATTTGCTGGTAATCGTTTAGCTGAAACTTATTATGTACGTGCGGAATACCTGCGGTTACACATGACACAAAATCCTTATCTTCACCTTATAGAACAGCGACACGTCACCAACGAAAAAGCACTGTTTGCTATGGCTGAATCCATTTGGGCAGCAGGTGGTGAAGGTGTTGTGGCACGTCCAGAGTTCGCTGGTTACTACCCCGGCAAGCGTAATCAATACATGGTTAAGCTCAAAAAGGGTGTATCTTTTGACCTTAAAGTAGTTGGTGTTGAGGAAGGTACAGGGAAGTACAAGGGAAGCACAGGTAAGCTCGTTTGTCAAGACCGAAAAGGAAAAACTATTAAGGTTGGCTCTGGTCTGACTGATGAACAACGTGCTACATGGTGGTCACCTTATGGCTACGATGAGATTGTAGGTAAGGTGGTTCAGATTGATGCTATGGCTGTGAGTACCAAAGGTGTCCTGCGTGAACCACGCTTTAAGGGTATTCGCTACGATAAGAAAGAGGTAGATGCTATTGTTTGATACAGATAAAAACCTAAAGATTCTGATTGATGCAGATATGATTGTGTTCCGTTCATGTGCTGCCTGTGAAACACCGATTGACTGGGATTGTGACTTAACCACACTTCACTGTGAACACGCAGAAGCAGAGAAGCTTGTAGATGACACAGTGATTTCCATTGTTGACAAGGTGCTTGACCACTACAAATATGCAGGTGAGTATGAGATTCTGATGTGTTTTAGCGATAAGGAAAACTTCCGTAAACACATCCTCCCATCGTACAAAGCGAATCGTGTGGGTAAGAGGAAGCCTTTAGGTTACTCAAAGGTAGTCGAGTGGGTGAAAGATAACTTCACGTGTTATCAGAAGCCTACCCTGGAAGCTGATGACTGCATTGGTATCCTTGCAACGCTGAATCCTAACAGCTCTATTATTGTGAGTGGTGATAAGGACTTCAAGAGTATTCCAGGATGCTTCTATAACTTTCTCAGTGATACCTATTATGAAATCAGTGAAGAAGAAGCAGATTATAATCATTTGTTCCAAACACTCATTGGTGATACCGCTGACAACTACAAAGGTTGCCCTGGTATTGGTGCTGTGACAGCTAAGAAAATTCTTGATGCTGACCCTACATGGAAAGCACTTGTTGCTCAATTTGTCAAGAAGAAATTGACTGAATCTGATGCGCTTTTGCAGGCACGTGTTGCCAGGATTCTGCGTAAAAGTGATTACGATTTCAAAACACACAAGCCTATTCTGTGGTCACCGAAGTCTAACTGACACACATATAACCAAAGTGTCTTACTGACACACGGATAGAAGAAAGGAAACCATAAGTAACTTATAGTTATCGTTATTGTGTTAATTATAAATAACTATCTATAAGTTACCTAATGGTTAAGGTTATGGAACAATGAGTAAACTTGATGATGACTTAAAAGTCCCTTATATCTCTGCTGAACTTGTTGAGTATTTAAAGATTGTGTTTAATCCTAACAGTTTACTTGACCACCAAGCAAGTAGCGCAGAAGCTCTTGTGGGTTATATGCAAGGATGTAGGGATATTATTACACACTTGCAAATGTTGCGAGAAGCTAAGGAGGATGATTAAACAACGATGTGTTGGAAAATGCCTAAAGTACAGACCCCATCTATCCAGGGTAGTCAACTTGTACCACAGACGGATGCAAAAGAACCAGATAGTCCGCTTGCAGGTGGCTCAGATGATACCTTTAATCAGAAGAAAGGTCGACAACAACTGACTATTCAACGTAATAGTACATACAATCCGACAAACTATTAAGGAGGTTATGACGAATGTGTGGTAAGAAACCGAAGGTGCAAGCTGCGACACCTGCTGCCCCAGTTAGCGCACCGATTGAACAACAGCTTACTAGCATTGACACCGAAGGTACTAAGCGCAAGAAAACTAAAGGCAAGAAAAGTCTTGTGGTTGGTACTGCTGCTAAGGGTACTGGTGTGAATATCTAATGGCTGACAAAAGTAAATCTAAGTTTCCTGTAATGGACTTATCAGACCCTCAACGTGAAACAGCAAAGGCTGTGTATGACCGCTTGAAATCAGAGCGTGACCAATACACAGACAGAGCTGAGAAAAATGCAGCAATGACAATTCCTGCGCTGTTCCCGAAAGAATCTGATAACGAATCTACAAGTTATCTAACACCTAACCAATCCATTGGTGCAAGAGGTGTTAACAACTTAGCCAGCAAATTGATGTTGGCTCTCCTGCCACCGAACAGCACGTTCTTCCGCTTGACACCTACTGATGCCATCACAGCACAGTTAGCTGAGCAACCAGAACAGTTGCAGGAGATTGAAAAGGCACTCGAAAAATTGGAGCGACGTGTTGTTCGTTATATTGAAACCGAACAGATTCGAGTGACTGTGAAAGAAGCACTGAATCAACTGCTGGTAGCTGGCAATGCTTTGTTGTTCCTCCCTCCGTTGGAAGGTGGCGCAAAGTTATACCGCTTGTCCAACTATGTGCTTCAAAGAGATGCCTTAGGCAAAGTGATTCAACTTGTAACTGTTGATACCTTAGCCTTTGCAACTCTCCCAGACGAAATCCAAACCCTTGTTGCGTCTGATGGTGCAACACATGAACCTACTGAAAGTGTGAATGTATACACACACGTATATCTTGACACCGACCAATACCTTTCTTACCAAGAGGTCAATGGTGAGATTATTGATGGTAGTGAGCAATCATTCCCTGTAAATAAATCTCCGTGGATTGCCTTGCGTATGGTGAAGGTTGATGGTGAGAGTTATGGACGTAGCTATGTTGAGGAATATCTCGGTGACTTAGAGAGCCTTGATGTTCACACAGAAGCTCTGCGTAACCTTGCTGCTATCACTGGTCATATTCTGTACCTTGTGAACCCCACAGGTATTACACAAGTCCGTAGGTTAACCAAAGCTAAGTCTGGTGCTTTTGTGCCAGGTAGGGTTGAGGATGTACAAGCCTTGCAGACCAATAAAAGCAATGACCTGCAAGTATCACTTCAATACGTACAGTCTTTGGAACAACGTCTTGGTTATGTGTTTATGCTCCAATCTGCGGTTCAACGTGATGCAGAGCGTGTTACCGCAGAAGAAATCCGCTACCTTGCTGGGGAACTTGAAGATACCTTAGGTGGTACTTACAGTATTCTCAGTCAAGAATTACAGTTACCTCTGGTAAGGCGCATAATGGCTCAATTAGAAAGTATGGGTGAGATTCCTACATTACCAGAAGAAACTGTTGAACCCACGATTACCACTGGCTTAGAAGCTATTGGGCGTGGTCACGATTTGAACAAACTACTGACTCTCAAAGATATTATTGCTTCCACACCCGGAAGTGAGAGTTGTTTGAGAACTAACACGTTCATTGCTATGTGCGCTACCGCTCTTGGTATTGATACTGAGGGTCTGTTGAAAACTGATGAGGAAATTATGCAGGAACAACAGCAAGCAATGATGATGCAGATGGCGCAACAGGCAACATCTCCGTTGGCACAAGGTTTTGTTAACGCCAACATGGAGCAGCCACAACAACAATAACTAGGAGGTACTAATGGCTACTATTGAAGTACAAGAACCTGCTGAACAAACCGAAGAACAACAGCAGGAAACAATTACTGAAACCGATACCAACGAGGTAGAGGAAGGCGCAGAACAATCAGAAGAAAAGACTGATGATTCTGAAAAAGAGGAAGGTGTTTCTGATGAGGATGCTAAAGAACCAGCACCACAAGAAGAAGAACAGGCTGATGAATCAAAGGCACTCGAAGAAACACTGAAATCTACTAAAGAATCCGTTGATGAAGCGTCTAAAACTCTTGCCGAGAAAGGTATTGATTATAGCGCACTCACACAAGAGTACGAAAGCAATGGTGAACTCTCTGAGGACACCTATAAGAAACTTGCGGAAGCAGGTTATCCGAAGGCTGTGGTTGACACCTATATTCGTGGTGTTGCAGCAGCTAACGAAGCATTTACTAACGCTGTGTACAACGCTGCTGGTGGCAAAGCCGAATACAGTAAGTTATCTAAGTACATTGAGAGCAAAGGACAAGACGCTGTTGATGGTTTCAATGATGCTTTGTTGAATGGCTCTTTGTCTACTGTAAAGATGCTTATTAATGGCTTTAAAGCTGAGATGACGTTACGTAATGGTACACAGAAAGCTAGTGTTCTTGGTGGTGGTTCTCCTGCAAGCACTAGCGGTTTCGCAAATGAAGCTGCTATGGAAAAAGCTATGGATGACCCTCGCTATGGTGTTGATGAAGAATACACCAAAAATGTAACTAAACGTCTGAGCAAATCTAAATTTTTCTCGTTTGGACGTTGAGGATTAATACTCAATTTTGAAAATGAAAGGAAGTATGTATAACAAATATGGCAACTAATATTGTAATTTCTTCTCCCGGTCTTGACTCCAATGATGCGTCCGCTGGTCGCATTAAGATGTTCTTAACTCAATTTGCAGGTGAGGTTCTGAAAGCCTACCGCCGTTCTCGTAAAACTCTTGGTCGACACGTAGAGCGTACTATTGCAAATGGTAAAGCTGCTGAGTTCCCTGTAATGGGTCGCAAGGTAGCTAATTATCTTGCTCCGGGTGAAAACCTCGATGACAAGCGTAAGGCAGAACAACAGACCTCTGTTAAGATTCTGATTGACGGCTTGCTGACCTCTGACTGTCTGATTACTGACCTTGATGACGCTATGAACCACTATGATGTGCGTTCTGAATACTCCTATCAGATTGGCGAAGCTCTGGCTATGGCTGCTGATGGTGGTGTGTTGGCTGAGATTGCTAAGATGGCAACCTCTAACAAAGAGCTGCTGACTGGTCTGGGTAAAGGCAAAGTTGTAACTCGTAAGGTTGCAGGTGGTCTGACCTCTGAATCCGAAGCACTGGGCAAAGCTATTATCTCTGAACTGTTGGAGATTAAGACCGCTATGTCCAACAACTATGTACCGAATGAAGGTCGAGTATGCTATATGCTGCCTGTTGCAGTAAATGCTCTGGTAGCATCTAAAGACGCTATCAACAAAGACTTTGGTGCTGTGGCAACCATTACCGACGCTACTGTAACTCGTATCGCTGGTATTGATATTGTCGAAGTTCCACATCTGACTGTTGGTGGTATCACTAAGACTGACAACGGCACTCCCGAAGGTCTGATTCAAGGTACTGGTCATATCTTCCCGGCTGCATACAAAGATAAGTGTGCTTTCTTGGTAGCTCATCGCTCCACTGTTGGCACTCTGACTCTGAAATCTTTCCAACTGGAACATGGTCGCCGTATTGAATACCAAGCTGACCAAATTGTTGGCAAGTATGCTATGGGTCATGGTGGCTTGCGCCCCGAAGCTGCGTTTATGGGTGTTATTGAACCCTCTGCGTAACTGAATAATACACACTAAATAATGGGGAGTATCTTCGTGGTACTCCCTATTTTTTTCTATACGGAGGTAAATACAAATGGAATTAACAGCTTTAACAGAGCTTGATGCGGTCAATGAAATAATTAGCATTATAGGTGAGTCGCCCATTAACACCCTCGAAGATTTAAAGAATGTTGATGCTATTAGTGCGTTGCGCATTTTGAGGAACGTGTCCAGACAGGAACAATCTCGTGGTTGGTCTTTTAACATCATCTCGGAACACACCTTGACACCAGATGCTTACACTGGTCGAATTAGATGGCAGGAAAATTACTTGTTCTTGAAGGGTTCTGGTGGTGAGAAACTTGTCCATAGTGGTGATTATGTCAAAGACCTTTCCACTGGTGATGTTACCTTTAAACAACCTATTACCTGTGAAGCGGTTCTGCTTATTCCCTTTGAGGAACTGCCAGATGCTATGCGTAACTATATTATCACAAAGGCTGCCTTTAAGTTCCAAAGTCGCTACTTTGGTGATGATAGTATTACACAGATTACTACACAGGAAATTCAAGAAGCATGGATGCACTTGCAGGAGTACGAGATGGACAATAACGATTACAACATCTTGGATAACATGAGTGTAACCGACTTGAAACAGAGAGGTTGATAAATGCTAATCAATCAAGATATTAAAAACTTTGTGCAAGGTATTAGTCAACAACCGCCTACCTTGCGTGACCCAGAGCAACTTGATGAGCAACTTAATGGTTACTCATCGGAAGCAGGTGGTTTACAGAAAAGACCACCGACAATGCTTGTTTCATCGTTGGCGAGAAAGTTAACCAAGAACACAAAGCCTTTAGTACATTTTATAGACCGAGATGCTAACGAGAAGTACATTGTGCTTTTCACAGGTGAGGATATAAAGGTGTATGACCTTAAAGGTAATGAGCAAAAGGTTACTTTTAACGAAGGCACAAGACCTTATATCTACACTGAGAAACCTCGGTATAACCTAAAGGTAACTACGATTGCTGACTATACTTTTGTGTGTAATACAATGCAGCATACTAAAATGTCTGATGTTGTTGATGATAAGTCATGGGACACACAGGGATTACTTGTTAACATTAAGAATGGTCAGTATGGCAGAACCTATAAGATTGTTATTAATGGTGAAACTGTTGCGAGTTATGAAACGCCAGATGGTAGTGATAAATCTCACACTAAGCAGATTAACACTGATGCTATTGTAGAGAAGTTGGCAACACAGTGTACTGAAAAAGGCTATGTGACCACCACAGGTTCTTCTTGGTTATACTTGAAGAAAAGTGCTCACATTACTGAACAAGGTGAAACTATTTATATTCAACCTACTACCACACCTCAGCAGCAAGAGGATAGATTCAATGGCTTAAAGTTTAATTATAAGGCAACTAAACCTGTCCTTTATGGATTTTTTTGGTGCTACCCATCAACAGTTACACGTAATGGTAATAAGATTACTGTTACTATTCCTAAAAAAGAAGTATTGACTGTTGATGCTGACCTTGCTGCATATCAAAAGGTTAAGGATGAACTTGAAAGATGTAGAAAAGATAATTGGACGATTACTACATCACAAGGTATTCTTGAAGAGCGTTTAGGTGGGAGCAATGGCGACCCCACTGGTAAAACGATAGAAGCAGAAGTTTACACTTTGGAGTTCACTGAGAACACACAGACTCCATCTTACAGTGTTGCTAAGTCTTTAATCAAAAATGCTGTTGTATATGATGGTTATAACAACCAGGCTGCTTTTGGTATCATCAAGTCTACCCAAAAGTTCACTAACTTACCTGCTAGTGCGCCAGATGGTTTCATTGTGAAAATCACAGGTGAAAAGGGTAGTAACACAGATGACTATTATGTTCGCTATGATGCAGAAGCACAGGTATGGCGTGAATGTGTCAGACCGCTGTTGAAGAATCATATTGATAACAAAACGATGCCCCACGTGCTCGTGCGTGAAGCAGATGGCACATTTAACTTTAGAGTTGCCGAATGGGATTCTCGTGAGTCCGGTGATGAAGATAGTAACCCATTGCCGTCTTTTATTGATAACACAATCAATGATGTGTTCTACCACAGAAATCGCTTAGGATTCCTTAGTGGGGAAAATGTTATCCTTACTCGTAGTGCTGACTTCTTTAACTTTTGGATGGCGAGTGCTATGGAAGTACAGGACACAGACCCTATTGACCTTGCTGTGTCTGATAACAAAATTGCAACACTCTATCATGCTGTTCCTTTTGATGCAGAACTTATTCTGTTCTCTAAGGATGCTCAGTTTGCTTTGCGCTCTGATAGTGTGTTGACTCCTAAAGATGCCTACTTGACACCACCTGTTACTCATTTTGGTTGTTCCTTAAAGGCAACACCAGTCAATGCAGGACGTAACATTTACTTCCTTGCAGAACGCTCTGAGTATTCCACAGTACGAGAGTTCTTCGTTGCTGCTGATAATACAGATAGTAAAGATGCGCAAGATATTACTTCTCATGTACCTTCTTATCTACCGAATGGTACTTATAAGATTGTACCGAGTAGTGTTGAGAACATCTTAATGTTTCTCACTGAGGGTGATGAGGATTGTATGTATGTGTATAAGTACCTGTTCATTGACAGTGTGCGTCAACAGGCTTCCTGGTCACGTTGGTCTTTAGGTGGCACTATCTATGGTGCTTCCTTTATTGAGGATTCTTTATATATCGTTGTTGAACGTAATGACTATTTGTGTTTAGAACGTGTTTCCTTTACGTTTAACACAGAAGATTTACCGAGTGAACCTTATCGTGTCCTCTTGGACTGCAAGCAGGAAGTAACTGTTCCACAAGGTTGCTTCAATGAACTGCAAGGTGAAACCCTTATCAACATTAAGTCTTTCTATAATGAGATTTATGAACCAGATAGAAAGTATGGCATTGTTACTGCTGATGGTACTTTCAAAGAGGTTGATGCTGATGGCACTGTGACTCTTAATGGTAACTATGAAGGCAAGCATATTATTTGTGGTTTAATCTACAAGTTTAGGATTGCTCTTTCACCTCTTTATGTTAAGAGCGAAACCGAAAGAGGAACACAAGCCTTGTTAGAAGGCAGGTTACAACTCAGACAGCTTTGGATAAACTATGCTGATAGTGGTTACTTCGTGGTTAAGGTTGATGTGTTTGATAAAGACACTTACGAGTATATCAACACAGGGAGAACCTTAGGTACTACGGACAGCACACTTGGTAAGCTGATGTTCTCAACAGGTAAATTTACAGTGCCTATTCAAAGCCTTAACACAAACTGCAAGATTAGTGTTGAATCGGATGCTCCTGCTCCGGTGGCTCTGATTGGCGCAGGTTGGATTGGTAACTATGTAAGGAGGACAAAACAATTTTAAGATTAGAGAAAATGACAATTAAGCACTTTATGAACTTCATGGAGTCTAAGCGTCCTGCGGATGTGCGAGAGGTTGAGCTTATGAATGGCTGTGACTTCTACGATGTTCCTGTTGTTGACTACGCAGACGCAACTGTGCTTGTTGATGATAATGATGAAGTCTACGCTATTGGCGGTGTACAAGAAGTAGTTGAAGATGGCTTTAAACTCAACTTTGTATGGATGCTCTGTACTGGTATGGTTGAAAGACACCAAACTGCTTTTCTACGTGCTGCCAGGGAGTTGCTTAAAGTTTACCTTGATAAATATACACACTTAGAGAACTGGGTGTGGTTAGGTAATGAACAACACGTAAAATGGTTGAAGTGGATGGGAGCTAACTTCTACGATGTACAACAGGTCAATGGTGAGGACTTTCAGTGCTTTGTGTTCGCTAAAGAAGAGGAACGTGATAAATAATGTGTACTGTACTTGCTGGTGTTAGCACCGCTCTGCAAATCGGTGGTGAATACCTCGGTCAGAAGGCACAGTATAAGCAAGCACAGGCTCAGTTGGATGCACAAGCGAAAGCTGCTATCACACAGATGAACTTTGCATACCAAAACTACGAACAGGAACGTACTGATGCCTTTGATGCTGCTGTTTCTGAAATCACAAAGACACGTCAAAATGCCTTGCAGCTCAACAGTGCTGTTAAGGCTGCCGTCAACGAGAACGCTAGTGGTCGAACTGCTAACATGATTGTACGTTCCGTTGAGGGTGATACTGCTCGTGCGGTAGCTTCTGTTAAGGATAACTACTCACGTAAGTCTAACGAGATTGATTTAAATGAAGATGCTACCTTTAAGTCTACCGCTAGTCATATTGATAACCTTAATGCGTCTGCGCCTAAGATGCCTGGACGCTTTGCTAACTTCTTGACTTCTGCTAACACCATCTTGCAAAACACTACTACTGTGTTGAATCAGAAGGCTGCTGTTGAAGCAAGTGGTCAGAAGTGGGACTGGTGGAAAGGTGGAGCTAAGAAAGTATCCGCTAAAACTTGGGTAGGCACTACACCTCGCTCTGTACATGAAAAGACAGGGGCAGGTACAGGTGTTTACAAAAAGAAATAACATATAAAGGATGGTAAATAAATGTCAAATCCAATAGCTAGTGCTTTAGGCACACAGCAACAATTTACCAAACAACCAGAAGCACCCTATCAAAAGAGGTTAATCACACCTACTTTTGGTAGTGGTATTTCTGCCCAACTTGATGGCAATGCAGCAGCACTTTCACGTGCTCTGGGTTTACTTGGTGCTGGTTTGATTGGTGAAAGTATCGCTGCTGATAAACGTGCAGAAATGATTGGTAAGGCAGAAGCCGATAGAATCTTTTCTGTAACCAATGAGAAAGACCGAGAGAAACTTTCTACATTAGATATACTTGGTCAATCTGGAAAGTTTGATATTGCTGATAACCCCTATGCGGTTGCTCGTATTGATGAACTGCGTGGTCAGCACTTAAATACACTGTTCAAGCAGGAGTACGAAAATGAAGTAGTTCCTAACCAAGAATTACCCGATAACTCCCAGCAGAACATCTTGAACTTTGAAACCTTTATGGACAAAAAGCTACAAGATTCTGGTATTAAGGCATACAACAGAACAGCTTTTGAAAAAGGTTTCTATGGTTCTCGTCCGTTGGATGTGTTACAACAGGATGCTAATTATCGTAAACGTAGACAAGCTGACCTTGAAGCTGATAGAGATGCTGCTATTGCTGCCAAAGGTGACGATTTAATCCTGCGTAGTCTTAGTGGGATGACACCAGAAGATTTCGCAAATGGTGCACAGGAATGGCAAACAGACCCTATGTTAACAGGTATGAGCCGTGCTGACAGAATTAAACTTGTTGATGAGTTTGCAAGACGCACAGCACCTCATGGTAGTGTTGAGAACCTAAAGGCTTGGGGTGATACTATTGTTTATCACAAAGATGATGGCACACCTGTCAGAGTTAAAGAAGTTATTCCTTTAGGTATCTACTTGGGGATGGCTGAGAAGGCGAGTGTGCATCTTAATTCTCAAAAAACTAGGGATTTCTTACAAAGTTTAGAAGGAATACCCTCTGCTTCCATATGGGATAAATATGAAGAAATTAAAAAGAAAGACCCGCTGTTCTTTGAAGCGATTGCGCCTACATATGAAGGTGTTAAGAATCGTGCAATAAAAGCAGAAGAAAAAGCTGCTAAGAAAGCTGCTGCTGCGCAGGAGAGTGTATTTAGACAACAGCTTGTTACATCTACTCTTGATGATAGATGGTTAAGCATGACCCAAGGTAAAGATGTAGATTCCTTTGGTTCTCCTGTGTATGATGATACAATCTCTGTTAATGGTAAAAGAATTAAAATTACTGATGAAGAAAAGATTGCGTGGGCGAATACAAAGATGGCTCAGTTCTTTAATAGCCTTCCACTTGATGAAGCTGGTAAAGAAACCATGAACCTCTTGAAGTTCCCTCAGATGGGCTGCTTAGTGAAAGCAATGAAGGGCAATGTTGGTAATGTATTAAGTTCTCTGAGCACTCAGTCCTTAACCCATGATGAAGCAGGTGCTTTACAACTTCCTGCTGCCCTCAACAAGTTTGTTGCTATGTACAAGACTGACAAGGAAACATTCCGTTATCTCTTTGGTAAACAAGGTGATGAAATCTCTGTACTTAGTGACCTTATTGATGCTAATGGTCTTGAAGAGGGTGTGTCTAAGTTCGCTATGGCAAGAGAGAATATGAGTAATCCCGACTTCAAGAAAGCTGTTGAAAAGAGTGCTGACTTACAGGTTGGTTTTGTTTCTACTCTTTCTGTACCTCTGTTAGGCGGTAATGGTTCTACCGAAGATATTCAGTTCTACGCCAACAGTGCTGTTCAGCTTATGCTTAGTCAAAGTTTTAAGACCAACATGTACTGTGGACAAACAGAGGAAGATGCACTCAACAATGCTCGCAAGCGCACAAGTGAATACTTTGTGAGCTATAATGGTTGTGCGTTCCCTAAAGCGTTCTTATACAAGATTCCTAGTGAAAATCAGCAGAAAACTGTTATGATGTTCTTGGATGAGAAGATGCAGCAAGAACAAGGCACAAGACTGATGTATTCTAATGGTACTTTGCAAATCTGGCGTAATGGTGTAGCAACTGCTTCTAAATGGAATAATACAACCATTGCAACAGAGGTAGCTAAATGGTTACAAGAATTACCACCAGAAAAGAGAGTGCTGGTAGATGATATTTATTATAATCCGTCATTTGATAATAGTGATTACTATGCGTCTAACCCGGATGCCAGCAAGATTGAAGCTGCTGAAAAAGAAACAGGTGTTGATATGAGTAGTCCTGTGGGTGCTCTTATTGATGCGATTGGAGGTATATTTAAATGAATGGGTACGAGATAGCTAATGG